GGGAAGCGCTCACCGTTGACGATGACCTGCCGGCCGGCGGCACCCTGTCGGTTGACAGTGACGTCACTGACCTCAGGTACGTCGGTGTCAGAGCCGTCAGCCTCGGTGAGAACCGTATTCAAGTGAAGACCGAGTTTGTAGTTGAATCGCAAGGCGCTATGTGGGACGCCGTGCGCGCCGTGATGGAAGACAAGACTGTCAAACTGAACTTGACGCCCGGCCTCGCTGACATCTGCCCGCCTGAACTGGCGTACCGCATGACAATGGTCGGCACCTCTGAACTCGGCCGGCAGACCCAACTGGTGCGCAACATGATCTTAGAAGGCCTTGTCACCCATAGCGGTCAACTCTCGCTGACTGAGCAAGTCAACCGGGCTGTTGCCGGCCGCACTACGGGCGGTATCACCCTGTCGTCACAGAAGTCGCCGGGACCGATTGAACAGACCCGCTGCCTAGTTTGGTCTGTCGGTGCTGAAGCCAGACCGCTCGGCAATGTGCGCAAACCGATGATTGGCACAAGTAGTCGCTGACAATACTACACCGGTGTGATATGCTCGCCGTGTGGCCCTTTTCCGCACGAAAGCCGCCCCTGCCTTTGGCGTGTCCAACGTCAACGCAGCGGCAGGTAGTGCGGGTCGGCCCGGCGCGCTGATGAACCTTATCGTCGGGCAGGGTACGCAGCGCGCCTTATCGCTCCCGACGATCTCAAGAGCACGCGACCTCATCTGTTCAATGGTCGGCGCTCTTGACTTCAAGAGTTACCGCAGGGTGTGGAACGGCACCGAATACGAGCGGGTAGAGATCGAAGGCGAATCTTGGATGACTCGCCCCGACCCGAACGTCACCCGCAACTTTTTCCTGTCTTCCCTGACGCAGGACTTGATTTTTCATGGCAGGGCTTTCGCCTACGTGACCAGTCGGTACAGCACCGGCTTTCCTGCATCGTTCACTTGGCTACCCCACGACAACGTGACCACCCCCGATCAGGCCGGCCCCGAATGGTTCGGGCCATCTGTCGACATTCAGTTCAACGGTGTCGACGTTGACCCTGACAACGTGGTGCAGTTCCTGTCGCCAATCAATGGGCTGTTGTGGCAAGGCGCACGCGCGATTGACACTGCGCACCGCCTTGACGAAATGGCACGCCGGTTCGCGTCCAATGAGATTGCGGCCGGCATTTTGCAGCAGCGCGACGGCGAACCGATGTCAGGTGACGAGTTGTCAGAACTTGCGTCAGCGTGGGCTGAGGCCCGCCAAACACGCGCGATCGGTGCACTGAACTCGCACGTGCAATGGATTGAAAGCAACGCGACCCCTGACAAACTGCAGGGCTTAGAGTCACGCCAATATCAGGCCCTTGAACTGGCCCGTGTTGCGAACGTCCCGCCCTATCTGGTCGGTGTCGAAGTTGGCAGCATGGTGTACCAGTCGTCGGCGCAGGCCCGCCAAGACTTGTATTTGTTCGGCGCTAAGCCCTATGTGGACTGCATCAGCGAAACGTTGTCAGGTGACAACGTGGTCGCCAAAGGCAAGCACATCGTGCTTGACGTCGACTCATACATTAGTGAGGCCGGTCTTGAAGGTGACTCACGCAGCCTGTCCGCTGCCGAAGTCGCACAAAAGGTTTATCTTGCAGTCACGAACGGTGTCATGTCGGTCGACGAGGCACGCACCATGATTAGCGACGCAGGCGCAAAACTGAACACAGGAGTGTAAGCAATGCTCAGAATGATCGCAGAAAACGTGACCCTTGACGCCGCTTCAGGCGATGAGCCGTCACGCACCATCTCAGGCATCGCCGTCCCGTACGGGGTTGAGGCCACCGTGCTCGGCGGTCAGCGCGTCCGTATCGAACAGGGCGCTTTGCCTGTCGACGGTCCCGCCCCCCGGCTGCTTGAGGACCATGACACCGGCAAGGTTGTCGGCAAGGTCACCGACCGTGAAGACACCCCTGACGGGATGCTGTTCTCTGCGAAGATCGCCGCGACCCGCGCCGGCGACGACTTGCTTGAACTGCTGAAGATGGGTGCCCTTGACAGCGTAAGCATCGGCATTGAAGCCCTTGACTACGAAATGCAAGGCAAGACGATGGTCGTAAAGGCTGCTGACTGGCAAGAACTGTCGGTCGTCTATCAGCCAGCGTTCAGCGGTGCCCGCATTGAAAAGATCGCAGCCGCGCAAGCGGATGCCACCCCCGACACAATCGAACCCCAACCCGAAACGGAGAATGACAACATGTCTGAGGACATCACCCCCGAGGTCGTTGAGGCTGCGAAGCCTGAGGCGACCCTCCCTGTGTACGCGACCGCCAAGCGCGAGTTTGCGATGCCGTCCGCTCAGGAGTGGATTGCTGCTGCCCTTGAAGGCGGTTCGCAGTTCGCCGAGTTGACCGCCAAGATCAAGGCCGCTGCGCCTGACGTCACGACCACCGACAATGACGGTGTGCTCCCGCAGAGCATTGTCGGGCCAGTGTACGACAACTTTGTTGGCACGCGCCCTGTCGTGGACGCCATCGGTGTCAAGGCGATGCCGCAAGGCGGCAAAGTGTTTGAGCGCCCTTACGTCTCAACGCACACGAGCATGGCGGCGCAGTCCTCTGAACTCGCCACCCTGCAGGCCGGCGAGTACAAAATTGCCTCCCACAGCATCACAAAAGGCACCTATGGCGGTTATGTGTCGCTGTCCGAGCAGATCATCGATTGGTCTGACCCGGCCATCATCACGCTGCTGCTTGAAGACCTCGGCAAGATCTACCGCAACACGACCGACAACGTTGCGGCCGACGCTCTCTACGCCGGCATCTCGCAGACCGCTTCGCTGACCGACCCGACCTCACCGGCCGAGTGGGTCTCCGACATTTACGACGCGATGCAGACCATTGTCAGCAACAGCAACGGCAACCTCCCGTCGCATCTCTTCCTCGCCCCGAACATGTTCGCGGCGCTCGGCAAGTTGGTCGACGGCAGCAACCGTCCGCTGTTCCCGACCGTGGCCCCGTCCAACGCTTACGGGTCGGCTTCGCCCGGTTCGGTCGACATGCAGGCTTTCGGTCTCACCGTCGTCGTCGACCGCAACTTCGCGGCTGACACCGTGATTGTCGGCGACCCGTCCGGCTTCGAAATCTTTGAACAGCAGAAGGGCGCCATCTCGGTTGACAGCCCGTCGAACCTCAGCCGCACGGTCGCGTGGCGTGGCTACTTCGCCACCCTCATGATCGACGCGACCAAGTTCGTCGCGTTGACCTGATCTTCCCCCTAAGACTTGAGGAGTCTGAGCAATGGCTAGTTACACAATCACGCAGGTCATGCGGGTTGACAACTACGCCGTTGCTCAGACCCTTGAGGACAATGAGGTCGCAGTCGGGCAACAGTTCACCATCAGTGGACTGACGAACAGCAGCCTTGACGGCACACACATCTGCGTCAGCACCGAACCGTACAAACTGGTCGAAGTCACCACCGAAGGTGACCTAGTGTTCGACTGGGATGAATGGTACGGCCCGCAAGTCATCTTTAAAGACGTCGGCGATGACCTTGACCGCACCGTCGACAGCGGCACCCTGACCTACAGCACCACGTGCACATGGGTCGACGCAGACGACTTGGCCGAATGGCTAGGCATTGAATCCGCCACCGCGAATGACACCGCGTTCCTGACGCGCTGCGCGGCAGCAGCCAACGCTTTCGCTTACCGTCGCCGTCAAGCCTCAGGATATTTCGACTCACTGACCACCGTCCCTGACGCCTCAGTGTTCGAAGGCACCTGTCTGTACGGCACAAGTCTGTACCGTGAGCGGGGCAGCGTTGACTTCATTGCGTCTTTCGACGCGATGGGCACCGCCACCCCCGTCGCCAGTCTCGGCCGTGTCATGCAACTGCTCGGCACCGGAAGACCGCAGGTCGGCTAATGGCCTCAGGCGTTTTCTATCAGATGGTGCAGGACGTCAAGACGGCGATCAGCAACCTCGGTCTCAAACCGGTGACAGACCCGCGCAACGCGCGACCCCTCACCGTTTTTATCGAACTGCCATCGGCACGCATGTTCAACAACAATGTCGCTGACGGCACCCTCACGCTTCGCGTACTCGCACCGCCCCCCGGCAATCAAGACGCCGGCGATTACTGCATGACCGTCGCGGACCTCATCTGCAGCAGCAATGCACTTGCAGTCACCGACGCAGCGCCTAGCGTGGCACTAATCGGCGAGCAACAGTTGCCCGCCTATGACCTAACCGTAAGACTCTCAGGAGAAAGATAAAACTAATGGCTACTTCAGCAGCACTTTCGCAGGGCACCCTTGTGGTCGACAGCGTTGACTTCAGCGATCAGGCGACGAGCATCACCGTCAGCAAGGTCATTGAGGCACTTGAGGCCACCGCTTTCGGCGACACCGGTCGCAAGTTCAAGGCCGGTCTCGGCAACTACGAGGTGAGCGCGACGCTCTTCCTTTCGTACGGCACCGGAGAAGTTGAAGAGAAGTTGGCATCGCTCGTCGGCACCACCTTTGACGTCGTTGCGACGCCGACCACCTCGGTCACCCCCGGCACCGACAACCCCGAGTACACCCTCACCGGGTGCTACTTGGAACAGGCCGACATCATCAACTCGTCGGTTGGCGAACTGCCGACCATTGACGTTGTGTTCCGTGGCGGTTCCCTCGCCCGCAGCACCACTCCCTGATAACCACATAGAGAAAGCAGACCCGACATGCAACTCACTATTCGCGTTGACACCGGCGAGGGCCCACAGGAAGTCACTACAAACCTGTGGGTTCTCGTCGCGTGGGAACGCAAGTACAAGGCGAAGGCGTCACAGATGGCGCAAGCACTCGGTATGGAAGACCTCGCGTTTATGGCGTACGAGGCTTCCCGTCAAGCCAAGATGACTGTGCCAGCCGTCTTCGATGACTACCTAAAAAAGATCGTCAGTCTTGAGGTGGTCAGCAACACTGACCGCCCTACCGACGGGGGACATACAGCCGACTCTTAGCCGAACTGCTAGTCACTGTCGGATGGTGGCCCCCTGACATAGAGTTCACAGCGTTGGACCTCATCACCGTGGTCGACGTAATGGAACAGCAGAGAAAGCAGCAGCAGAGGCGTGGCCGATAACTTCAATGTCGCACTTGAGTACAACGGGCTGGCAGCCACGTTGAAGACTCTGCGTCATGTCGACCCCGAGTTGCGTAAGCAAACCATGCGCGAAATGAAAACGGCGGCGAAGCCTATGCAAGCCACCGCCCGCGCACTGTTTCCGGCCGCTGAACCGCTAAACAACTGGGGCAACTGGCGCGGCGGCTATGACATCAGCCGTGTCAGGTCCGGTGTCAAAGTCTCATTCAAAGGCACTCGTGCCCGTAACCGCGACGTCATCCCGCTGCTGACACTGCGACAAGTCAACGCTGCCGGTGTCATCTTCGACATGGCCGGCCGCAAAAAAGGCAAAGGCAGAGGTTCGGAAAACAAAAAGCGTGGCCGCGAAATGATTGACAAACTGAACCGGTCCGGTGCTGACGCATCCCGCGCCATGTGGCCGGCAGCAGAAAAGCATCTGCCCGGTGTGCGGCGTGACCTTGAACGCGCCGTTGAATCTATGACCGCCACAATCAACAGGGAACTTCGCTGATGGCTATCAACATCCCCCTCATATCTGAGTACTCGCCGAAGGGTATTCAGGCGGCAATCAAAGACTTTCAGCGGCTTGAGACCAAGACGGAGAAGGCCGGCTTTGCACTGAAAAAGGCTTTTGTGCCGGCGACGGCTGCGCTCGGTGCGCTCACTGCTGCAGCGGTCCCGGCAGTGGCTGCAGCCTCGGACCTTGAAGAGAGCATTTCAAAAGTCAATGTGATCTTCGGTGAGGGTGCCGAAGCGGTCCGCAATTTTTCGGAGACTGCTGCCACATCGTTGGGCTTGTCTCAGCAGGCGGTGCTTGACGCTGCCGGTACTTTCGGCACGTTCGGCAAGGCGGCAGGTCTGGGCGGTCAAGACCTCGCACAGTTCAACAATGACTTCACGACCCTCGCCGCAGACCTCGCATCGTTCAATAACACTTCGCCTGAGCAAGCGATTGAGGCTATCGGCGCGGCGCTGCGTGGCGAGTCGGAACCGTTGCGCTCGTACGGTGTGCTGCTGAATGACGCCACCCTAAAAGCCGAAGCCCTTGAACTCGGAATCTATGACGGCACCGGTGCGCTCACCGATCAGCAGAAAATCTTGGCGGCACAGGCCGCTATCTACAAGCAAACCGGTGACGCGCAAGGCGACTTTCAGCGCACACAAGAGGGCCTTGCGGGACAAACCAAAATCATGCAGGCACAGTTCGCTGACCTGCAAGCCGAACTTGGCAAGGCACTTATGCCGGTCGTCATGGCGCTGTTGCCCATCGTCGCTGACCTTGCCAGTTGGATGTCAGAGAACAGTGAACTGGTGCTGATCTTTGGCGGGGTCATCGGCGGTCTTGCTGCTGCAGTGATCGCAATCAACTTTGCTATGAAAGCGTGGATTGCGACAAAGGCCGCGTACGCCATCGTCAGTGCGGCCGCGACCAAAGCAACCGTCATTTTCAACACGGCACTGTTCGCAAACCCGATCATGCTCGTCGTTGTCGCAGTCGCAGCACTGGTCGCCGGTCTTATCATCCTAGAAAAAAAGTTTGGCCTAGTCACCGCTGCCCTTGAAGGACTCTTTGGCATCTTTGAGAAAGTCAAAGACGGCATCGGGTGGCTTGCCGAGAAGTTGGGTTTGGTCTCCGACGAACTTGAGAACTTTGAGAAGACCACCGACACCGCCCGCGAGCAAGCCGGCGACATGTACGAGTCAATGCGTGACTTGACGTCAGGTGCTGACGACGCACGCAATCAGTTTGAACGGGCAAACGGTCAAATCGAAGACTTCAAAGATGAGGTGCACGAGTCGAAGCGGCCCACCGACAAACTGACTGAAGCCGTTGACGCCCTGTGGAAGTCGACCGACGAACTTTACCGGGGCATGTTCGCCCTGAACCCTGAACTGCAACGGTACCTTGACCAGTTGGACCGCAATGAGGCAGTGCGCGACTTCAACGATGCTGTCGCAGAGTTTGAAGAGGTCGCCAAAACTAATCAAGAGGGTTCGGTTGAATGGGAAGAGGCGAACGCCGAGGTGTATCGCAGCCTCGGTGACGTCGTTCAGGAACTGGGCAATATTCCGCAGGAGACCCAAAGTGAACTGAAGATTTTGGTCGACACCGGCCAACTGCAGGCAGCGCTTGACATCATCACCCGGATAAATGAGGGCCTTGCCCTAGCCAAAACGCAGTCGGGTGGACAGACCGCGCTTCCGAGCATGGCCGACTTGGGTGCAGCCTTGCAGTCTGGCGGCTTTGTCAACACGACCACTATCGCGCCGCAGGTGCCGACGTCGTTCGGTGATGAGCGTCGCGCGCCGATCACGCTTGCAGCCCCGACCATCTCAACGATCAGCACCGAGCGTGGCCGTGCCACCGTCACCAATAACGTGACCGTGAACACGTTGAACGCGAACGCTGAGACCGGTCGGCGCATCGCAGATTCGCTTGC